ACTATGTAGGTGAAGCTCTTTCTGGTGCATATGATTATTTAACAGGGACCCCTGAAGCTTCCGCCAGTGGCGGGTACTACAAAAAGTTGGGGCCCGGTGCGCGTCAGTATTATCCGGGGCCCGGCGACTATAAGAAGTCCAACCCGGTAATGGAGTATTTTAGTTTTGGCGGGGGCGGCGTCGTATCGTTAGGCGCGGGCGATCCGGAATATATAGACATGAGTGGTATGTCTATGAACGAAGCGTTAGGCCTGTCCCGCGACGATCCGGCATATATGCAGGACAGCGGGTTTTCTGGACCGGCATACGCGGAAGACCAAACGCGGCCCGCGGATCTTTTAGGTCCTTTTTTAGAAGAGTACAATCCGGTAGACGGTGAGTATAAGCGCCTTGAACGCTATGACATGTATCAGGATTTTCCGGAGGGCCGCAGAGGATCTGACTTTGGTCGCTCGGCTCCGGAGCTTTATATGCAGGACGGCGGGGAGCCTACTAGGGAAGAAGCTTTTTTACAGGCAGAAGCCTCAAAACGAGAAAGTGCCCTTCAGCTACTAAATTCTTTGTCCGAAGATGAATTAGTGCAGCAGTTTGGAATCGAGGGATATCAACGTCTTTTGGCCGACGCAGGCATATTTGACTTTGACGGTTTTCAGGTACAGCCGCAAATAGATGCGAGGGTTTCTGAAACGGAGAGTACGCAGGATTTAGGGCCGTTTGATTTAGCGCGGACTCAACAGCAGGGGCGCGGCAGATTGGGTTTTGCGGCGAATGTAGAAGACTTTGGGACGTTTGGCGCTGGGGTTAGCGGCGGTTTTTCTAAGGGAGAGGTAGAATTTCCTGATGAGCTACGGCGCATGGGGGCCCCGGACAAAATTAAATACGGGAGTGGGAAGTTAGCTCCGCAATCATATGACGCCTTTTATCAGTTTCCTCGTGGCGGCCCGCGGATCACGGGTCAATATATGCCGAGCGAGACAGGTGAGGACCAGTACGGGGTTAACATAGGATATACCATTCCTTTTGAAGACGGTGGCGCTGTTCCAGAAGAAGCCGGGATTGGAAGTTTTTTATATGATGTAGTTACCGGTGAAGTACCTTCTGACAAGTACAACGCCATGCGAACCTCCGGCCGTATGGATGATCCTATGGCTCAAGCCATTTATGGCGAAGAACCCACTTTTATGGAGCGATTGGTTAAAGAATATAACTATCCTGCCAACATCCCGATGCAAGACGAGCAGGGCTTCGCGATCATGGATCCGGAAACAGGCGGCCAAAAAATGATGATGGCTACGGATTTTAATCTACCTGAATATATGCGAACCGGTCGGCCCCGGCCAGACATGCCTACATACGGTGAGTTGGAAGATGCGCGGGCACATGCTTTGGCTTCTGCGCTAATGGCGAAAGACTATGGCCCAGAAACGGCGCTTAAAGCAGGAACGATTAAAGAGTTTTCAGAAATGCTTCCGTTACTTGGTTCCTCCAAGTACAAGGACGTTAAGATGGATACCCGAAATAATGCTTTTGGCATATCTTTGTTAAAGAAAGCGGGTATAAATGCTACTCCGCAACAATTAGCAAAAACCGTGGACCGCGAAGTTTTTTCCCAGCTTGATCGTATTTTAGGTCGTTCCGAGGAGCGTAGAAGCACTCCTGCGGAGAGTCAGCCATTTGCCAAGCATTATTTTAAGTCTCCGGAGGGTGGTTTAGATGTTTATTTTCCGCGGGACAAAGAGGGTTATTTTGACACCAGCTACATATATGACTGACCGCGGCCCACGGTTCTATGAAAATGCACCGGCCTATGGTAAGTTAGGCCTAGAGGAGATAACAGATGGCACGTAAACCAATTGGCGGTTTGATGGACAAGAATGTTCCTTCGCAGCTTGATCCGGAGGATTTAGCGGCGGAAGTAGAGCTTGAGGTTCCGGGCAGCATGGACAACGTCGTGTCTTTTGAGGGCATGGCGGAAGGCATGGACATTGAGATTTCTCCGGAGGAGGACGGTGGTGTAACCATTGATTTTGATCCGGAAGATCAGCGCGGCATGAACGACGATTTCTACGCCAACTTGGCGGAGGAGATGCCTGATCGTGAGCTTGACCGCATTGCTGGTGAGTTATTGGGTGAGTTTGACGCAAACAAGGCAGGAAGGCAGGATTGGGAAGATGCTTATGCAAACGGTCTTGAACTGCTTGGGTTCAACTACGAGGAGAGGACCCAGCCGTTTAGAGGGGCTTCTGGGGTTACGCACCCGTTGCTTGCCGAGGCGGCTACGCAGTTTCAGGCGCAGGCGTTCAATGAGTTGTTGCCAGCCAGCGGCCCCGTGCGAACTGCTATTATGGGAAGCGAGACAAGAGAAAAGCAGCAGCAGTCGCAACGCGTAAGACATTTTATGAATTACTACATCACTAACGTGATGGAAGACTACACGCCGGACATGGATCAGATGTTGTTCTATTTACCGCTGGCGGGTAGTACCTTTAAGAAGGTGTATTACGATGAGACCTTGGGCCGTGCGGTAAGTAAGTTTATACCGGCGGAAAACTTGGTTGTACCGTATGAGACGGCAGATTTGGACACCTGTCCGAACATAACGCAGTCTATTCGGATGTCTTTAAACGATTTGCGGAAAAAGCAGGTCGCGGGCTTTTATTTGGATGTTCCGGTCATTCCGGCGCAGGCTGAGATGGACTCTGTCTCAGATGAGCTAGACCGGATAGATGGTATTTCATCTACGCAGATTGATTACGACTGCACCATTTTGGAGTGTCATGTCGATCTGGATTTGGAAGGGTATGAGGAACTTGACGAGGACGGCGAGCCTACAGGTATTAAAGTACCATATGTTGTCACAATCAGTCAGGATAACGGGCAAGTCTTGTCTATTCGCCGGAATTACCGCGAGGATGACGAGTTAAAGCGCAAAATCCAGTATTTTGTGCATTATAAGTTCCTTCCGGGCTTTGGTTTTTATGGCTTGGGCCTCATTCATACTATTGGCGGTTTGTCACGAACCGCCACGGCGGCACTGCGACAGTTAATTGATGCTGGTACGTTGTCCAATCTCCCAGCGGGTTTCAAGGCCCGTGGGCTACGTATCCGGGATGATGATGATCCGTTGCAGCCCGGTGAGTTCCGTGACGTGGACGCACCCGGAGGGGCTATTCGTGACAGCCTGATGCCGTTGCCATTTAAGGGTCCTGACGGGACTTTGTTTAACCTGTTGGGGTTTGTGGTTCAAGCGGGTCAGCGGTTTGCCACGATTACGGACATGAAGGTCGGGGACGGTAACCAGCAGGCGGCAGTAGGTACAACTATTGCGATGCTGGAGCAGGGCTCTCGGGTGATGAGTGCTGTTCATAAGCGTATGCACTACGCTATGCGGCAGGAGTTTAAGATTTTAGCTCGGGTGATGAGCGAGAGCTTGCCACAGGAGTATCCGTATTCTGTAGAGGGCGCGGACGCCACGGTAATGCGGTCTGATTTTGATGACCGCGTAGATATCATACCGGTATCTGATCCGAATGTATTTAGTCAGGCGCAGCGCATTGCTTTGGCTCAGACTAAGTTGCAGTTGGCGGGGGCGGCCCCTGAGTTGCACAACATGTACGAGGTGTATCGGGACATGTACGACGCGCTTGGTGTGCGGGACGTGGACCGTATTATGAAGCGCATTCCTGATGATGAGCCGACTCCGAAGGATCCGGCGCAGGAGAACATCGACGTAATGGACATGGTGCCGTTACACGCTTTTGAGGGTCAGGAGCACGAGGCGCACATTATGGCGCACATGGTCTTTGGCTCTACTCCTATGGTGGGAAGTATGCCGACTATGGCTATGGCCTTGCAGAAGCACATTATGGAGCACGTAAAGATTGCGGCGCGTGAGCGGGCAGCGGTGCAGTTTATCCAGAGCCGTCAGCAGGCGGGCGGAGCGGCGGCCACTGAGGAAGAGATGTTGCAGATTGAAGGCTTGACGGCACAGTTTGTTGCGGAAGGTATGCAGATGGTCAAGCAGATGTCTGGTCAGATCTCTGGTGAAGGCCCTGATCCGTTGGTTCAGCTTAAAGAGCAGGAGCTTCAGATCAAGGCGCAGGCCGAGCAGGCGGATGCACAGAACGACCAAGCCAAGTTGCAGCTTGACGCACAGAACCAGCAGTTGCGGGCGGATCAGTTCCAGCAGCGGTTGGCGGCGCAAGAGCGGCAGACACAGGCACGTATTCAGTCCGCTATGGAGCGTGAATTGTTAAAGTTAGGAAGGGGCGGACAATGATTTTTAAAGGTATTTTGCCCGAAGCTATAGCTGGCGGTGTTGTTAAGGCAGTAACTCCGCAGGAGGGCGGCAGCACAGAAATGAGCGGGGCCTTGGGAAAGCTAATAGCTCAGAACCCCGAGATTCTTGAGGTGTTAAGAAAACAACAACCGGTGGATAGCAACATCGAAGATATGCCGAGACCGGAGTTTGACATACAAGACTTTGAGGTCATACCGGGACAGAGTGTTATGGACATGGCTCCGGACGCAGGGACTTTAATCCGTCTTGCTGACGGCACAGAGATGCGCGTAGGTTTTTTCGGGGAGCACAGCCCTCTTCAGCAGGCTTATTTAAACGCGCTGCAAGAAAGACGCGCGGCGGCCACGCCCTCCCCGGACCCTACTGCGCCTGATGAGGTTCCAACACCGGTTGTAGAAAACCCGTTTCAAAGACCACCTGTGGCAAGAGCATTGCCTATGCCGGAGCCAAACCGGGTTGCTGTGGGTCCTGCACTTACTCAGATGGAGATGTCCTCCCCGTTTTTTCAAGGCCAACAACCAAATGTCGCCTTAACTCCGGCAGAAGTTTTGGCTATGGCCCGTAATCCTTTTAATAGACCACGTTAGGAGACTAGAATGAAAAGCGTAGTAAAAATCGTAACGAATAAGCCGGGTGCGGCACCCAAGGCAGTAGAATATGCTGATATCAAGGGTCAGGGCCGCATTCCTTATGGCAAGACCGCGGATGTAACGGTTCCAGTAAATATGGGTCGTGCAACGGCTCGTGGCATGGGCGCTGCCGTAAAGGGTGGCGGCTACAATAGTTGTAGCTAATGCCATTAACGCGGGGTTCAAGTCAGTCCACTATCAGCAAGAACATTAGCAAGCTGATGGACGAGGGCTACAAGCAGAAGCAGGCTATCGCTATTGCTTTGTCAGAGGCAGGTAAGTCAAAGAAGAAAAAACGAAAAAAGGCATAGTTTTTTAGCTTGGGGGCGAAATGATTGCGGAGACTTTAGCAGGAATAGCCCTGTTTAAAAGTGCTGTAGACGGCATAAAAGGAGCGATTGGCACGGCTAATGACGTGTCTGAAATTGCGGGCTATATAGACAAACTTTTTGAAGGCGAAAGGCAGGTTCAAGAACGGCGCAATAAAAAAGCGTCCGCTGCCGGACTAGCCGATCAGTTTGGTGTAGAAACGGTCGCTTCCGAAATCATAGACGCTAAGCTAGCTAAAGAAAAAATGTATGAAATCAGCCAGTTAGTTGACTTACGGTTTGGACCCGGCACTTGGAAATCAATTGTAGACGAGAGAGCTAGACGTATACAGGAGGCAAAAGAAATGGCAGCAGCGGCAAGAAAGAAAAAAATGCAAGAAGCAAAGGAATTTGAGGAAAACATGAAGCAGGTTGTGCTGGTATCAACCGTAGTAGTTTTAAGCTTGGTGTTTTTTGTCTTTTTGTTTTCAATAATGTTATGACCCAGAAGAAGTTAGAAAACAACAGCCGTTATAATAAGCACGATCTGGACGGTGACGGTATCGTAACAGACGCGGAACTGGCGCGAGAAAAAGAAATGATTGAAATGGAGCTTCGCGAGGAAAAAAGCGACGCTCAAAAGCGCATGGCTTGGCTTGCTATGGGCAGCATGATTGTATTTAGCATCGTTCTTTTTTTACCGGTTATATCGGACAATCGCGTTAAAGCTTTAGCCGACTTGCTGGGTCTTTTCTACATAGCGCAAGCTGGCGTGGTGGGCGCATACATGGGCACAACAGCGTGGATGAGCAGGAAATAA